GGTTTAAACTATAAAGTATATGAACAGATGGGTGGGTGGGATGAAAGCTTTAAGTTCTGGTATCAAGATAATGATTATTGCAATTTTCTACAAAAACACTCTCTGAACCACGCTTTGATTGGAAATGCAGTGGCTAAACATCTCTGTTCGAAAAGTCATTCCTTAGTAAGTGACTTAAAAGAGTTTACTAACGATCAAATTAGCACGTTAGAACAGAAGTGGGGTAAATAAAGTTGATTAAAAGATACAATATCATATCATTAGATATGATTATCGATCAACAAGTTTATAATGGCGATCTTATTCACGATCGTTTCGCGTATAAGTTCTTTAGAAAAGAAGTCTCACCTTATGGTAATATTGTAGCTTTTAGGGCTCCTATGTATGTAAGTGATAATTTAATTGATTTGGAAGATACACTAGCCAATGACTATATTTTTTCAGAGGATGCAATTAACTTCTGCTGGGAGATACCTAATTTATGTCCCTTAGGAGCAGTTGCTTTTCAACGTCTCTTCAATACTACCATTGCAGGTATGTTAGGTCAACTTATTCAAAGACCGATCAACATGGATGGTGATGATATTATGGTAACTGATGAGTTTATTGGGAGTGATAGTAAAAAGCGCTCAGAAGGTAAAGTAAGTGTTTCAATTACATATAGTAAGGAAGATATTGCTTTAGGTCATACCGGCATTAATGTAAAGGCGGGTAAGAAAGCTCCTGGGTTTGCTTATTCAAGTAATATGAGTGATAGTCAGATAGAGGCTTTTATGGACGCGGTAATTAAAGCGTTTGAACTGGAAGTAAAAGATCAATGGATCGCTACAACTAAAATAATTAGTTAATGAATTTTTTTCAGCTACAAAATAAGCTGTTCTACTCTAAAAAGACAGATGCTGAGTTTTTAGATTCAGAAGGTGAACAATCATTTACTCCGTTTATGTTTAACAGGTGGTTATCTTTTTATAATAAAGGTATGGCTACTATTACTAATGAAACGTTAAATAGATTCGGTGGTATTTTTCAGGATAAACAACAGCAATATAGGCTTTATTATTATTTTATTCCGAGATTGAAGTTTAAGCGTATAGCATATAATAAAAAACTTAAAAAAGAGGCTAGTGAAGAAGAGAATCTTGATCTTATTGCGCGTAATAAGAATATCTCTGTAAGAGAGTTAAGGTCCTATATTGATTTTCATGAAACTTGTAGTAAATAAGTTATATGGCAATGGCATCTATTGATAATTTAGCTCCTACAAGAAGTCTAATTGACTTGACGCAAGGAGGTAAGGGTGATTTTGGGTTAGACGACTACCAGCTTAGTTTTGTTTTTGATGATATTCTTCTTGTAGAGTATGCTGATGAGTCAGCTAACGGAGATGAAGTTTTACGTAATGGTATAGTCGTTCCGACAAACGCAATGACTAAAGCATGGCGTAAGGGTAGAGTTATTCTTGCAGGTCCTGATGCAAAGTACGCAAAAGAAGGAGATATAGTTATATTTCCAAATAATCTCGGAGTTACCATTTCTAATGTAGAGATTACAGGTAAAGGTAAAATTGCCAAGGGTGTTTTTCTAAACGAAGAAAGAATGTTTGGTATATGTAAACCTAAAAATGATAATACAGAGGTCAGCACTTGATTCTATTCTTTTAACGAATGTAGTAGACTTAAGATTTGCGCGCAGAATACCTAAAGCGGGGTTTCCTGCTACTCGACGTATACTATGTACAAAGTCATATAACTTATTAAACTCTACAAACGGTAGAATTACCTTAAACTATAAACCACCTAGAGGCCCGCATAAAGTGAATGAAGCGGCTGATAACTTACTCGTTGTGTGGGATATTTTAATGCAAGGATATAGAAATATTAATATGAATCAAGCTGATCTAATAAAACAGTATCCGGCTGATGATTCTTTTTGGACGTATTTTAACGAGAGCGTATATCCTATGTCAGGAAANCAAAAACTAGCTTTTATGAACTCATGAATATAAACTTAGAAAGAGTAAATCAAAGCTTAAAACCTTTTTTACTACAAAATATAGTAATTAAAACTGATAAGAAGATTATCAAAAAAGGTAAGCTTAAACTTTTTAAAATTAAACAGTATAATATTGCTCTTTCTCTAGAAATTGACGGTAAAATTAAAATCTATGAGATACCATACCCGTTTAAAATTGAAGGTTCGTTAGATAAGTTAATATTTAACTACCGTATAAGTTCTTTTATACCTGAGCAATTCTCTCTGTTTATAAAATTATTAGATTGCAGTTCTAAATCGAAATTTTACGACAACCTGCTTTACATATTGCCTAATAAATGAACTATACTATAATTAGGTGTGCTAACTGGACTAATTAATAGCTTCCCTTCAGGATATGATCCCAATCCAACTCAAGTAAAGCTTCTTAAGAATATTGATCAAGCGTTTACCGATGGCTATAAGTTTGTCGTCTGTAACGCTCCTACTGGATCAGGTAAATCTATGGTATCAAAAACCGTAGGTAATGTAGCTGGGCAATGTACGAAAGAATACCGCGATATAGTGACGAGTTATCTAGCTTATAAGCGAACGCAAGGAGGTAATTATGCGTATGAAGATGAGTGTAATGAAGAGAGGTCGTTCGGATGTACTGCATTAACAATTACCAAGGCTTTACAAGATCAGTATAAAGAGCTATTTAACGATGTTGAAGTGTTGAAGGGTAAGTCTAATTACAGCTGTGTAGTAGATGAGGATTACTCGGTGGAAGTAGCGCCATGTTTACATTTACCGAAACTTCGTGAGGAGTGTTGGAGTAAAAAGTGCTGCTCGTATTATGAACAGCGTAATAAAGCTTTAACTTCACGATTTAATACTCTCAACTATAATATGTTCTTTGCATTACCTGAGCATCTTAAAAAACGTGAATATTTAATTTGTGATGAAGCATCGGAGTTAGAAGATCAATTAGTTAAAGAGTTTAGTTGTACTATTAACCTTGAATTCCTCTACAAGAACGAGGTTGAAGTTAAGCCATTTCTAACTAAAAGTACTAACGTTGAAAAATGGATAAATCACTTAGTACTATCACTAAAAGAGCGTATCGATTGGTTAAAAGATGCAATTGGTAGTACGAGTAAGGTTAAAACAAAATACCTTATACAAAAGAAGAACGAGTTGGTCGCGCTTGGTAATTTGCATAGTAAACTATCACTTATATTAGAAACTTGGTATGATAGTGAGTATATTTTCGAGAGGGATAGTAAGGCTATTACCTTTATGCCTCTTAAGGTAGACAAGCTATCAAAGTATTTGTTTAAGTATGCTGATAAAGTAATTCTTATGTCAGCTACTATTATTGATTCCAAGAATTTTTGTAAGTCGTTAGGTATTGATAACTTTAAGTATATTGAAGCTGAGTCAACGTTCGATGCTAAGAATGCACCGATATATTGCAATACAAAGGTTAAGTTAAATTACTATAATATGCAAAAGAACTTACCTAAGATATGTAAGCAGATAGCTCAAATTTGTGAGTTTCATAAAAACGAAAAGGGTATTATACATTCACAGAATAAGAGTATTACTAACTTCCTATCAGAAAATCTTACTGATCGTAGATACTTAATACGCGAACCAGGTGTACGGAATGAAGTTATTTTGGAACAACATATGGAAACCGATGATCCTACTGTTCTAATATCACCATCTATGTCCTATGGGGTTGACCTCAAGGATGATCTAGCTAGATTTCAAATTATTATTAAGGCGCCGTATCTACCTACTAAAGATAAGCGTATTGAAAACTTAATGAAAGAGGATTTTGACTGGTATCAAAATAAAATGCTCTGTTCATTAATTCAAGCTTGCGGTAGAGGGATACGATCCCATAAAGATCACTGCATAACATACATTCTTGATGCCGCGATTGTAGAAAGTATAGTAAAAAACAGACATAAGCTTCCTAAATACTATCTAGACCGATTCGTGTAATAAATATATGTAGTGCGTAAGAGGGCATACCATTTTGAAATTAAAGATCTTCTCACACAGTTTGTAGCTGCGTTTGATGATACGGTCATATCGCGTTTCGATAAAAATCGTAATGCTAAACAAAATATTGATGTGAGATATGTCTTTGCTCCTAAACAGAGAGTGATGTACGATATCGTTAATAAAGCACAAAATCTTACATTACCAGTAGTAGCGATAAACTTAACCAGTGTTTCAAGAGACGAATCTAGAGTTTTCAATAAACTAGCCCCTTCATTTATACCAGGTCAGTTAACAGACCATCCAGATAAGGGTTCCAAGTTCTTAATGCCTGTACCGGTAGATCTATCAGTTAGTATGTCAATAATGACTCGGTATATGGCTGATGCAGATCAAATTATATCAAACTTTGTACCTTATAACAACCCTTACATTATTTTATCTTGGAAAGTACCTGCTGACTTCGGTGCTGATTACGAGCAGGAAATAAGATCTGAAGTATTATGGTCAGGAGATCTAAATTATAGTACACCTACCGATGTAACTTATTCAGATAAATTTAGAGTAGTTATTGATACATCTTTCACAATAAAAGGTTGGTTATTTCCGGAGCAGAAAGATATACAAAACATTATTTATAAAATAGATAATAACTTTATAAATGTTGATCTTGCAAACAGAATATATGATCCTGAGGGTAAAGAGTTAGACTTCGTTACATATGAACAACAAGGATACGGCGCGTTATCTGGATTTAATGATACAGTACCTAAAACATATACTGAAACAGTTACAATATCTGCTATTCCTGAGTTTACTAATATCTTCTATGCTACTACAGGGACCTTTAACGCTGCGCGTGGTTTAACTACTATATTAAGTAGTTACGATAATAACTTTACCCTCTATGGTAAACGGTTTGACACTAGTAACAGCTATTATCTTTCTTCTAATGTAGACAACTTCCTTACTAATTATCAGGAAATTACATCTGCTAAATCCCCTACAATATCAGGTTATAAGTTAGATAGTTCGTACTATTCTACAGGTAACGATAATATTGTTAACCTATTTTTTCCTGCTTCGTCGCTATCTGCTTCTGGTGACTTTACCTTTATAACGGCAAATGAAGCAGGATGGGCTACTACATATCAAGCCCAGTCATCCATTATTAGAATTTAAAGATTCTTAATAATACTCTGAGCTGTATGAATTTCATTAAATTCATCATATGGACACTCATGAACTGCACCGGTAAAGTTGTAATCATAGAGATAGCTATCTATATGTCCTTGTGGAAACTCTGTTTTAGGTAATACATTTTTATGCATATCATAACCGAAGATTTTAGGTGAAGTACCTACCCATACAACAGTTGATGGTTTATTAAGCGCCGCGGCAGCATGTTGTAATGATGAATCAATGAGTAGTCTCTTATCTGAAAAATTAATAAGATTAAAAAGTTCCTTTTTAGAGACTTGTTTTTCAAATCTAATGGCTCCCTCTAACTTTGGATGAAAGTCATAGCAAACATGCAAAATCATGTATTTTTCCTTTAGTTTATTAACAACCTCCTGGGCAACTGGCGGGGGAATATCCCGAACCCATGAATATGGGTGCTGTTGATGCTCTTTACCTGGACCACCAAACGGCTGAAAAAGTAATAATGGTTTGTTTTTCTGTAAAGACGCGAGTTGAGGATCAATTAAGTCTTTCTCTCTTAAATTGAAGTGTATATATGGCTTCTCGTCTTTATATTTAACACCTATCATATCACACCATGATTTAATTAGATGTGTTTTTTTAGTAATATGGCTTGTTTGTTTATAAGGTTCTTGCGCGAATACCTCTACATCTTTACCGTGTATATAATCTTGATAAAAGTAAGGTACGTTACCTAATCGAAAGACGCGATGTATATCCTTATTATTTAGATATACTTCCGGCCAGGCGCAAACAACAATAATCTTCCGATCCGGATTTTGTTTTTTATAGGCCTTAACTACAGCTGTAGAGGCTACGTGTTTACCGATACCTCCCTCAATATGGAATATAGCGTGCTTTGACATTACTATAATTTAATAGCAAAATCGGAATTTTCAACTAAGATTTACGTGGAGCATGATATCTTTAAAGCCGTTCCACTTCGCCAAACACGTCCACTAACCCCGGGATCGGATGTAGGAAGATTTGTTAAAGTTAAGTTTCCCCCTACTGTAAGATTACCGGTAACAGTAAGCGAACAACTTATATTCGCATTGTTGTCATATTGACTCGTACCAGTAACAGTTAAATTACCTGCCACTGTTACTGTTGACCCATTATCAGAGATAACTGAATCTTCAACTGTTCCACCAGAGGTATAGAATCTAG